CGATAATTTTATTATAGGAGTAAAGGATTTAGGAATTTGGAGTAATATGGTTTGCTGGCCGTTAAGAAGTCAGCATAATATAGGTGCCGGAACTACTGTTTTAAGCTTAGGTAATTTAGGTAGTTCTAATTATAATGGTACAATGGTCGGTACTGCTGTTTGGAGTACTAGTGGTATTACATTTGGAGGAGCTACTTTAGCATCTTTCATCAATCTACCTACTAATATAGGATTTCAAATTCCATATAGTGCTAGTATTTTCGGTTGTTTAAACTATCGAGCTGGTGTTATAGAAGATAATAATTTTGCAATATTTAAGTGTGAGGATGAGGATAGTGATCCAACTTTTCCAGGTGTTCTCATTAACCAACAAGTCAGTCAAGGAGTTGTACCATACGTTACGAGAAATAGTACAAGATACTTTCAAGCCACCAGAGGGGGGGTGTTTCCAACAGGATTCTCCACAGTAGCAGGAACTTTTGAACTTAACGCTCAGAGTAATTTTAGAAATGGTTCTTTAATTGCTAGAGAAGCTAATTTAGGAACAATGAATCCAGCAGTTCGAGTAATTAATAGAATGATATGTTCGATTGGTAGAGGTAATTACGTAACTGGAAATGTTACTGCTTCAATATCTTTAGTTACTGGTAGAGTATTAACAACCTCCGAAATGACAAATCTTCATAATATGTACAAAGCAACAATTGGGAAAGGATTAGGGTTACCATAATATGCCAAGAGTAAGAACATACGGTTTAGATAAAGATACTATTGCTTATGCTGCAAGAGTAAAAGCAGGTTCTGGTGTTTCTATTTTACCAGAACCATTAAAGCAACTTAATAAATTTATAGTAGGTATAAAGAAATTAGGTTTGTGGAATTCTATGGTTTGCTGGCCTATGAGAAGTCTTCATAATGCTGGTACTGGTAGTACAGTATATAGCTTAGGTGGGTTAGGTATTCATAATGGAACACTAACCAACACTATAGAGTGGAGTAATCTTGGTTTAAAAACATTTAACACTATAGCTGGCAGCGTTGTCGGTACTTTTAGATCTGCTGACAGTTCGAATTTTCCCATAACATTGCTTGCTGTTAATATAAGAAATAGTAATAATTATGCTACTGGTATTGATCCTCTTATACAGGTCGGAACATCAACTAATAACCTCTCTTTATCAAGAAGAGGAAATAGCAGTAACGACAACTACACTATAAGAAATAACTCAGGGCTAAATATATCCAGTCCCGCCATAACACCTTTTCAATGGTATACTATTTATTCCAGCATAGACTCCAATTTAGCTAATTTGAGTATTAACAAAAGATTAGCTTCGTATCAGCAAAACATATCAGCACAAACGTTATTACCGACAAATACTTCTTTTAGATTATCAGACAGTCCAGCTAGCGGCACTGGGGATTCAATACAGCAATTTGCTTCTATATTTTTGAATACCCCAACCAACGATGCCACATTACATGATCTATATAAATCAACCCTCGGAAACGGACTAAGATTACCATATTGAAATACACAATTAATAAACTAAAATAAACACATGAACTTCTCAACAGAATTTAAAACATTTGCTTTTCCAGAAGCACTAGTAGAACAACTTCCACTTCTCAATGAACAATTTGGTGAAGAAGCTACTGATGGATTGTTAACGGTCAATACAATTGCATGCGGCTGGGATGATTCAGAACATACAAGACTCAGAGCATTAAGATTCCCAGAAACAGCCTCTCTAACAGATCTTACTGATGGAAGAAAAGCATATACTGCTCTATGGTCTTTAAGATTACTTGAGGCTCTTGAACAAGGTCTTTTTCCTGATGTGCAGGAATTAACACAAGAAGAACTGCAAGCGTTATTACCAGTTTACGAAGAACCGATTATAGAAACATCTATATAAGTATAGTATAACTTATAACAATAAAAAAGAGCTAGTAACTTAATACTAGCTCTTTTTTTACTTAATTATTATATTAACGGTATCCAAGTATATATAGTCTTTTTATCTCTGGATACGAAGTATCAAATCCGTTTGCAGTAAGAGATTGTTGTGTAGTACCTGTTAAGCATGTAAAGATAGAAGAAGATTCATCTGTATATATAACTGCAAAGGTTGCGTTGTTATATGCTCTATCTACTCTGAATGTAGTACCTAGAGCTGCGGAGAGGGTAACAAAAGTACCTGTACCAGATGCAGGAGAAGTAAGAGTATTAAATGCTAACCCTTGTACACGTAGAGTACTAAGAGTGCCTGTATTAGTACCTGTAGTAAGTAACTCTACTGTTTTATATGCACCAGCACTAGAGAGTGAATATGTAAGGTTTGAAGGTGTTTGTCCAAACGCTGAAAGAACTTGATTGTTAAAGCCTATAACTGCCATATTAATATTTATTCTCTTAGGTAGTATTTTTAATAAAACCTATTTAGTTTTTTAAGTATAGTAGCTTTTCTCCCCTGCTAATCTAAATATATACATGAGTAATAAAACGTATGAACTATATATAACTACTAATTTAATTACTGGTAACGTATATGGAGGTAAGCATACATATATAACAAAACGTGGAAAATATCTTGGTTCTGGCTTTAGGTTAAAACGAGCAATTATTAAGTATGGCTTCGAGAATTTTAAAGTTAGAGTATTGCGTTTAAAAATACAAGGTGATAATGATTTAAATAAACGTGAAATTAGACTTATAAGATTACTTAAATATTTGTATAAAGATAGATGTTATAATTTACACGAGGGGGGTAACGGTGGCAACCTTTATAAGTATCTTACACCTGAAGAAAGACTTATAGTTAATAAGCGTATAAGCGAGGGAAAGAGAGAGCAGTATAGTAAAGGATGTACTGTAAAGCAGATTGCAGGTCGAGTACAGCAGAAAATAACTATAAAAGATACTATCTATAATAATACAGAATATCGTGAAAAAATGCTTGCTCGTCAGAAGGTAAAAGGTGTAACCTTGTCTAATAGAATACAACAACGTGGACTTACAATAGGCGAGCAAAAGCGTAATAGAAATTTAAAACTCTACGGTCAGCGGCAGTATACTTTTAATATAAAATACCCTAATGGTAGTGTAGTTACAGAAACTAATAGCTCAAAAAGATTTAAATTAAAATATAATACAGATGATTCTCTATTTAGTACATTAATACGTGAGGGCTATTTTAAAATAAATAAACGGAATATAAATACTAAGCATAACTTTCCCGCTTCGACAGAGTTTATTATTATAGACAAGTGAACCGTAGGGATCTTCGGTTCCCTACGGTTCTTAGTTGTTTGTGATTCCCTTTAGAGATCAGCTAACTCGTTGTATATCAAAAATATACACTCTGGTTTGCTGGACTAAACGCAGTACCAAGACCCTGAACAATAATAACGTGGTAGTAAAGATTAGCACCGAAGATATTATCAACGACACCATAACGTGTAAGCAAGCCTACGCGTGGAGCGAAGTCATTCGGTCCGATTGTTCTTTGTACCATGATAGGAATGTATGGGCAGTAAATGATACCTGTATCATAGAACTCAGAACCTTTATACCCAAGAAGGGCATACTCAATACCACCTGTTGAGGCGACACCACCAGAATAAGCTGGTGTAGTTGAGTATTGTGCGGAGTTCTGAACCTCTGTACGTGTATCACGGTAAACTGCGAATCTTCCACCAACGGAACCTACTTTAGCAATACCAACTGGTTGTGTTGATACGTCACCTTGAACAGGTACCCACTGGAATTCAGGGAGCATTTCAAGAATGGCGCAAACACGTGGTGTTGCAACAATGAAGTTAGCAGCACCGCGTCTGTTACGAATCGCGATTCTGTTTGCCTCAATAATAAGTTTTTGATAGAAGTCTCTATTTCTCTCAACGAGCCAGCGGCCGTCTGCTGAAGCAGGGTTCCAGAAGGAGAATGAACCACCGTTAAGGGCGGATTGAATCATTCTCATGATCATTTCACGGTCGATCTCTGCTTGAATCTCATACGACATAGCGTTTGTGATTTCAGCATCGATATCGATACCATTCATGTTCTTAAGGTCTTGCTC